CCAGATAATTATATACGTACATATTAAGGAGATACTATGTCAGAAGAACTAAAAAAACAAGATCCAGTGGCCGAAGCGCCTGCAACTGAAACCCCTAACAACGATTTATCTATTAACGATCTGCAAGCAATGAAGGTTATTATCGATATCGCTAGTTCACGTGGCGCATTTAAGCCAAATGAAATGGTAGCAGTAGGTCAAACTTACAACAAATTAGAACAATTTTTAGAACAAGTAGCTAAACAAGCCGAAGCACAAAAAGCTGCCGCTACAGGAGGTTAATATGGCCGAACTTAAACACGTTGGTAGAATTATATCTACCAAACAACGTTGCTTAGTAGCGTATCGTACACTACCAGGTGATTCACATTACTGTCTAGTTATTCCGACAGATAGTTTAACTGATGCTTATCATAATTCAATTATTAACTTAGTTGAAAGCCAAGCGGCTCAAGACTCGTATGAATTTGCAGAAGTGTTAATGCGTAACTATTTCTCGGACGGAAATAATATGTTAAAATGGTTACACGCAAATGGACTATTGTTAAAAATGGCAACCAGCTCTATTGAGATGTGTCCAACTACTAGCATAACTGTTCAACTTAGCGAGCTTAATCAAATCATTGCTGAACAACGCGGTGTGTCAGTTGATGATTTATCTATTCCACCATCAAGCGATGAGTCTAAAGTAATCGAAGCTAAGAAAGAAGCAAGCCTTGCTAAACCAACTGCCGTTGTAGAAGAATCTAAAACAGTAGATATGAACGATCCAGTTGCTACTGCAAAGCATTATCGTAGCCAAGCTGACAAGTTGGCAAAAGAAGCGGCAAACTTTCGTAGACTAGCCGAGGAGTTGGTTCCGACCAAAAAGAAAGCTGAGTGACAAAATCGGGAAGATCACTTCCCAAGGATGTCATTGATCATTGGCCAGAAATTTTCGGTGAGGTAAAGCTCAACGTAATGCCTCTTAGGTATCTCCATACCGTTCTGGTCAATTTTAAAGATGGAAAGACTTGGGAAATAAAAATAACAGCCAAAACCAAAAAGGAAGGATGGATCGCCTTTGAAAAGAACTTGATGGAACTTATTAAAAATTACGAAGATAATATCGAGAACGTAGATTTTAAACTGGATACTCCACAAGTTAAAAAAGACATTGAAGCAAGCACCCACAAATTTCTCAAAAGAAAGCAATTATAAATAATGAATGTTCGATTACTTAGTTACAGTCAGCCAACCGAAGAATTTGCAGGTATGGGTTTACAAGACGCACAGGAACTTATTGCGTATTGCGCCCGTGTCAGCAATCCTTCCAATCAACTCAACACAGACACATCCGAAAAACTCATCAGATACTTGGTCAAACATCAACACTGGAGCCCACTTGAAATGGTCTCCGCCTGTATCGAAATCACCACAACCAGAGACATTGCCCGACAAATCTTGCGACACAGAAGTTTCAGTTTCCAAGAGTTCAGTCAGCGATATGCTGACCCTACTAAAGATCTGTCGTTTGTATGTAGAGAAGCACGACTCCAAGATCCAAAGAACAGACAAAACAGTGTCGACGTCGATGATCAACTGCTACAAAACGAATGGTACAGAGCTCAACAACGAGTTATCTATGCCGCCAAAAGAGAATATGAATGGGCTATCGCTAACGGCATAGCAAAAGAGCAAGCTCGTGCGGTATTGCCAGAAGGCCTTACAGAAAGTCGTTTATATATGAATGGAACACTACGTAGCTGGATTCACTTTATTGAATTGCGTAGTGCTAATGGCACACAGAAAGAACACCAAGAAGTTGCTGTTGCCTGTGCTAAGGTGATAGCTGAGATTTTTCCTCTAGCCAACGAACTTCTAGCCAAGTAAAATCATTTATTTTATCCAATGCCTCTTTATCGGAGGCATTTTTTTGACCGTATGCTTGCCCGGAGAGTGCGCCTAAATAGGCATAATACCCGTATGGTACTGCATCGTTAATTGTACACCATTGATGTAATCTAGATAAAGATTCTTCATTATTAATCACTACTAGTTTACAACATTCACGAAAGGCACTACGCCATGTGCTAAATGGATCTGTATTAAACGCTGTGATGTTACTAATCTCTTCCATTGCTTTAAACTTGGTGCTGATATTCATGGTCATATCGGTACTAGTAACATCCATGTTTAATGTTAAATGTTTGGGTAATAACTTAACTCCGCCGTATCCGTATTCTAATCGATTAATAGGATTACGACTGCGCCATACGTGAACTACATCTAAGTCCCATTCTGATACAACATGGTCAAATTTAAAACTATCTAAGACGATTGCATCAGCATCCACAACCCATAGCATTTTAGTAAATGCTTTTTTAGCGGCGGCAATATGTGCCTGATGTATTCCTTTAACCCCGTGTACTCTCTTTGCTAACGGGAAACGTTCTTTTAGCCTAGCAAAATTTTCATCAGCATTAGGTTCATTATACGAGATAAAAATTATATCATACACGTTTACGAATAATCCTTGGAGTATTTTGATAAACAGTTTTAAAGAATTTACTACCATCCGGATCCAAATTAGCAATTTCTAGTCCGCATTTTTCTTTAAGTTCTTTACCATAAAAATTAATTTGAGTTGTCTTTTCTTCTTCTGAAGAATTTTCATAATGCTCATTCCAATAGGTTGTTAACCAATCAAAATCACGCACATTAGCATAATCCCAATCTGTACAGTTAGTCAATGCGGCACCTTCTCTTGCACCGAGTATACTATAGATGCCGTTTTCAACATCTGTACCTACACTTGACCAAACTAATAATCTGTGGTAGTTCTGCCACCATATCGATTTAAGGTCTTTTACTCTAGCACCTTGATCTAATGACATTTTTACACCTTCACGAAATCCGGCTCTCCACGCTTGGAAGGGAGTTGCATTGGTAAAGCTCTCGCTATAGTTTTCATTAAATTGGTAGTATCTATTATCAAAGCAAAACTCCACTTTACCTTTAAGGTCAGTAGGGTCTGAGTTTTCGTGAGTTTTCATTTCATTGACAAATTTGCGTGTCCATAATTTAAGGCCGCCGTTGCCGTACATAAGTCCGTTGACATGAACTCGACCACACCAACTAAACACGTTTTCACTGGTCAATCCGAGTGCGGATAAATCAATTTCTACTTCTAAAAACTTTGGATCTACAATGTTGTCTGCATCTACAGTAACAAAATACTCAGTATCGCTTAATGCGGCGCAGGCCTTATGTGCGGCATCACTACCTTTGACACCATGTACACGTTTAGCCCAGGGTACTTTCGCACATAAATCTGCGTAATTTTTTTCTGCGTTTGGTTCATCATAACTGAGGAATATGATATCCTGTTCTATAATTTTAATCATTTATTTTTAATCCGTAACTTTGAAATACAATTTTACTAGCTATTGATATCTTGTTAATATCTTTTTCTAAACGACTCTCAAATGGTTTTTTAATTTCCTTAAAAGTACATAAGTCTTGCATACTTATAAAAATAGTGTTGATTAAAAAATCAAAATCATTTGCTAACATTACAAAGAATGGAAGTACTTCGTTCGATTGATGGTCCGTTAGTCTTTGTTTTGCGCTCTCGCTTAACGCAAAGATCCACTGCTCACTAACACTATCCCAGGTAACTGTTAATTCAGTCTTTTTATTTGGGGGGTCTACTATCCATTCAAACACGTTGTTTTTAAAAGCATATCCTTGATCAGCTTTTGGTGATAAGGCCAGTATCGTTTGATTATCAGGTGTTCGAATATAACCGACTTGATAGTCACTAAACTTATCTGCTCCAGTTAAAAATCTCTCATATTCAATACTACCTATTTCAATTGCTGAGTAAGATTTATTACGTTCGTTACTTGCAGAAAAGATTTCTCCTGTTTTTTTGTCATAGTGAATAAAACATTTAGGAGGAATATATACAGGCGGTTTACGAGCCATTAGTTAAGTCCTCTAATTTATTTAGAATTTTTTTAGTAATAAAATTCTTTTCAACATAATGAAACAATTTGCTTTGTTTAATATTACCTACAATTAGATCACCTTTTGTGTTTAATACGTAAGGTACAGTATCTTGCCAACTTAACGGAATTGGAGACCAACCCTGTATCGGTGTTTTCATATGTATAAATTCTAAAGGACTTATCGTATCAATTGCCTGTTCCCGTGTACCAGTAATCTCAATTGCAATCGCGGCTGCTAGATCCATGCTTAACCAATTTTGATATTCGTCAGGAGCAAATTTATTATATGCCCATTCCCAGTTGTTACACACGAATTCCAATACTTTATAAAATTCGTATGTTGGTGTTGTCTTTTTAAAATAGTGTAAGGCAAAATAGGGATTAGATAGGTTATTAGCAATAAACGATTTACGATGATATGTATCATTAATAATTTCTAATTTATAATTTTTAATCCTTGAACAAAATTTAAAATCATAATTATTGCAATAATTCCACCAATGACTGATATCCTCTAACAATAACATATCAGTATCAAGAACTACAGTTTCGTCATATGGAGTAACGTGAAATAATTTCCATCTATGCTCCGCTTTTAAAGGATCATTGTTAGATTCCTTAACCCACGGAATTGGAATAATTTGATCAAATACTTTTTGATATTTCTTTGGAACAGTATCATTAGTTACTAAAGATATATTGGTTATATCTCGCTGACTAATTTTAATACTCAACGCCAATGCATATGCTTGTGTAATGTAGTCTACACTATCGGTATTTTGCGCAAATACTATAAAGCCTTTAGACACCGGTACCTCCGTCGATGAATCTACTTAAACTCAGCTTATTCATAATATGCAAATCAATGCCCTGTGTTTTTGATAAAATGTATTCACCTGGGTGATTTTGTTTTTCTATTAGCATGTGAATTTTATCATCAACGATATCAACTAATATGTCTTTATCGATTGAATAACTCATTATACCAGGAAGCTCTATTGCAAATTCGCCATTGGTCTTGCCATTCATTATGTGTATAGCAATACTAAATGCAAAATCATTTCTAAATACAGGATGATCAATACTGTATAAATTTCTAAAATATAACCAATTAGATTTAATGTATGCAATTAGGTCAAAGAAGCATTGCATTATTTCTGTTTTATTAAAAATAAAAGTTGTGGCCCAATAAAACGGTATAGAATATTGATTAATTCTTTTAAATTCATTAGTTGTACGCCAACTTGCCAAATCAAAACTATTTTTATAAATTTGGAAATCATGCGAGTTGTTTAATGCTGGTTTTAGAATATTAGAACTAATGATATAATCACTATCTAATACTAGTGTACGATCATATGGTGTTAAATCATAGACACTGCTACGCGATTTGTTTTTCCATTCGAGTTTTTGAGATGCTAACGACCCGTCATTAAAATACTTTTGTTGAGGAGTTGTTTCTATAGGTATTTCTATTATTGTGTCAAATGGATGATCAGGATAATGATTAATCAACCACTGCTTATTATCTGTAATCATACTTACAGGAATATCTAAGTGGTCGATAATCCGCCTGGCGGCAAACACTGCTAATTTAATATAATCAACAGTTGTATTATTTTGAGCAAATAAGATTGCGCCGGTTGTCATAGGTCGACTATATCTGCTATTTTTCTTTTTGATTTTATTTCTGCAAATTTTGCGGCATAACTATTAGTTGATTCAAAGAAAATTGAAACAATATCCTCAAAAAATTTCCTCACATCATTAATAATAACTGGAAATTTGTTTGCATCAACGAACGCAACATCTTCAGTATACTCCAAATCTAATACTGTCTTGGTAAAATTTATTAGTTCGGGCGTAATATTAAAACTAGCACCATTAATATAGTATACTAATTTTTGATTGTATTCTTCTAAAATTATACGCCGTTGATTTGATAAAGTTGCCATGTAGTTAGCAACCGCAAAGGCTTTTTCGATTCGTTCATCCATAGATAACTCCGTAATGTACTAGTATACACTACAGTAATTATCTTGTCAACTGATTAGGGGATTAAGGTCCTGAAGAACCAACAGTAGGTGCATTAATAGAAACACTTGCGCCTGATGGTCTGTAACCTTGTATTTGGCTAGTTAATGTTCCGGCGATGTTTTCATCAGTTCCCCACGGAGGATTTGGCTGTCCTGATAAGTCCTGGAATTGAATACTAAAGATAACTTGACTGCCTGTGGAATTCAAATTAGCATATATCTCATATTGATTTGGACTATATGTCGGGGTTTCTGTTGCTTTTCGAAATATTCGTTGTTGGCTATTTATTAACTGCTGGTAGCCGATAGCAGACGCAGTTACGCCTGTTCCACTACCTGTATTAGTAGTAGCATTATAAGTCATCTTGACTATGCCCATGTTGTTCAACATGGTTTGCCAGCTGTTATTTTTTAAGTTTGATGCGTTTGGTGAGAAACTTGCAGATATTTGAATATTACCACCGGCATTAAAATATGCTCTGGCAGTATTTGCATCAGCAAAACTCAGTGTGACTGAATGGGTTATCGTACCGTTCCAGTCAGCAGTTCTTGTAGAAGTATTGTAAGTTTCTAATGTTGCTTGGCCAGCAGGTGGCACAATAAGTCTATTAGCTTCAATAGTACCAGCATATGCTAGATATGCGGCTCTATCACTTTCTTTAACAGTAGTACTAGTTGTAGGATAATTTAGATTAGCAGTTTCGTTTGCGCCAGTCTGGTGTGTTCTAGCGGCAATTAGATCGTTATACAAGTTTTGCCATTGTACTGCGGTAATTTTTTGATTTACTGATACTTGACCACTTAGTACTGTTTGATTATACCCAAAAGTGCCAGATCCTTGTCCCAATACCTGAGCGATCTTAGATTGAATGTTATTATAATCTAATGCGAGTATGTTTGTCCCTTGACCTGCCATAATATAACCTTTTTAATTAACGTGCTATTTATAAAACAAGAACTTCTATAGTTCCAGTTTCTGAAATGTATTCAGTAGGATCTTCTGTTACTGTTCCAAAGGATTCTAATGCAATAGCAAAGCAATCTTGTAGGCTATCTTCAGTGGACATTGCTGATGCAGTGCCGTCTGGTCCAGCAACTAATCGCTGTCCTTTGCTTATCAATCCTGTTACTTTGCATGGAACTCGACCTTTTAGAGCAACATAAACTCCACCCTCAAGTCCACTATTCATCATGTAAGCTGGATTTCCAGATATAATTCC